ATATTGAGCAGTTGGTACTAATGTTATAGTATTAACTCTTCCAGTCTCAATATTAAATTGATTATATTCAAAGAAAATAACATTAGATAATATTTCTATATTTTCTCTTGATTGTGATAATCTAATTTGAGCATCATTAACTTTAGTTACATAATATGAAATGCCAGTAGAAATTCCTATTTCATTTTTAAAACCTTGAGATGTAGTAAAACTTACAACAGTAACTTCATCACCAGTATTAAAATAATGATTTGTATCATCACTTAAGGTATCAATATTTACCACAGAAAAAGATTTATCAAGAGTTAAAGGACTTACTTGATATTCTGGTAAACCATTTGTGGTCAAATAATATGAATCATTGTCTACAAAAGAATCTTGAATATTTGCAGTTAAATTTAAGTTTGGCGATTTTTTAATACGTCTTCTAAATAAAATTCTTTTCCCTAAAAGTGAATTTAAATTTCCATATTGTTGAGAAATTACTGTTGTTGATACGGAAAATTCTTTAGAGTTAATAAAGTTTACTGCAAGATTTGTTGCAATTGTAGCATTAGTGTTTTCAAAATATAAATCAACAACATCACCAGCCTTTAAATAATGTGGAAATTTGCAAAGTGCAACTCCACCAGAAATAGAAAATCCTTCCTTTTGATTATTTCTAATTTGTGTGGTTAATTCATTAACTACATTTCCAGGAGAAACGCTGATAGCATGATTATAAACCAAAGAGTTTAAAAATATAGATGATTCCGAAGAACCAACTTGAGTTATTTCAATTGGGTCTTCGTCATATGCTAAAACAACATCAGTATTTGAAAGGTCTAACTTTGACAAAACATTACAAAGTTTAAACTTAACTACTGCTGAACTATTTTCTTCTATTGCATAAATGAAATGATCTGAAAATACTTTAGTTTTTTTGGAAATTGAAGTATTAATTCCAGAGCAGTTTAAAAATTGATTATTAGTTTTATCTGTGTAGGTAACTATTTGACCATTTATTTCTAAGATCCCACTATTTGAAAATCCTATTGTAGAATCAACTGTGAGGATTGTTGAATCCACAGCAGTATCTTCTACTACAAATGTTTTTGGAGTGGTCACGAAGGTCCCCTCAATGCTTCCTCTGGGGTTTAAATTATTAGAGTATCCAGAAAAAATTTGTAATTTGTAAAAAGTTTCTCCTCTAGATTTGAATGATTCTACATTATAGATAGAACCATTTGCAGTTTCAATGTTATATTGAGAAAACTTGTCTTGATATAATGTTTGTCCATTAATTTTAAATGGATCTCCATCAACTAATTCACAAACAAAAGTTTCTACAATTCTCCATTTGCCATCTGATGGAGTAAAGCAATAATCATCTGGTTTAATGATTTTTACATTTTCTGCATATAATACTTTGAAAAGAATCTTAAAGGCTTCATCAGTTCCCTTTGACTGATAAAATGTTTTTGCTTTGCTAATAAAATTTTGTGGATTAATTTGGGGAGCAAAATCCCTGTTTTCAAATCCTGGTGTAAATTGATACTTAATTTTTTCAAAAAATTCTTTTAGAAAAAGATTACTTAAATTATGGACTGTACTATCTTCTGTGTGTTCTGATGCTTCTGATTGAGAAAATACTAAAAATTCTGGATTATTTTCTTGAGTCAGCGAAGATATTCCACTAAATCCTCTAATACATCCAGTAAATGATGTTGAAGTAATTCCAGTGTAGGTAATAATTTCATTATCAACTTTTAGAAGACCATATTCCTGTGGCCAACCATGAGTAGATTCCACATTGATAACATCATCAAAAAATTCTACATCTGATGATAAAGTGGTTTCTGCTATTAAATTTTTACTGTCAAAACTATCAAGGTTTTTATAAGAAATTAAATTTTCAGCAATGTCTATTGTGGAACCTTGAAATTCCTGTGAAATATAATATTGTTTTAAAAATTCTACAAAGTTTGGGTTCTCTGTAAGAATAAACTCTGGTATTTGGTTTTGAACTACGTCACTAACCTTGACTACTTTATTTTCTTGATTCATCTTAATTTCTTATTTTAATTCCAGATAAGTAACTTGATTCAGGTGTGAACATACTACCAGAGGCATTTTCTCCTGAAGAGATAGTATCTTTTAGCATAGTAATATCACTTCTACCAACATCCAACTTTAAATAAATGGACTTTTTGGCAATGATATCATTTGAGTATGGGGTTGCTTCAATTTCTATAATGTTATTTGGTCTCAATGTAGAAGATACATTTATATTATCTATATTTAAAATTCCAGTGACATAATTGACTGTTCCAATTTCTGAAACCTCATTTACTACAGTTCCAGTCAGGTAAAAAAGGAATAATTTTCCAGTCTGCATATCATCATTTGGTTTGTCTGAAATGTAAAGAACATTTGGATTGTTTTGGATATTAAATCCAGTAGAACGAATATTGTATCCTTCCTTACCCACATAAAATCTATTTTCAAAACATACCAAATAGTTTGTTGGACTATTGATTAAAGTTCCAACATTTCTCCTAATTCTAACTTTTGTGATGTTAGATGTAATTGAAGTATTAGTAGCATCAATTATACGTAATGCTTTGCTATATTTAAATCTTCCACCAAACTTATTCAAGTCTGTAGAGTTAGAGTAAGCATTCAGTGAATTTGTTACTTGTGTTCTCAAATCACTAACTGAACCAACAAAGTTTGAATTATAATAAACTGTGGAATCCAATTCCACATAAAGAACATTAATATTGACAAATTCTGGTTTGATGCCTGCCACAGAATATTGTCTCAAAGAATTCAAAATAGATTCTTTAGTAGATTCAGATAAGTAATCTGAATTCTTTGGTTTTGCTGCAATGAATACTTTACCATATTCTGGTGGAGTCAATTCTTCGCCACCATATGCAGTAACTGATTCAATGTTTGGGTAGATTGATGGTATCAGTGCCTCATAATCCCCAGCAGTGACTGCTCTGTACTGTGATGCATACAATCTTGGGGAATAATACCTTACTGATTCTAGGGATTGAATGTTATCGCCATTCTGAGAGACAGTATTTGTGATTACAGGACCTATTGTTGCATTTAAAATAGCATCATTATTGTCTCTTATGGTGCCAGAGAAACTAAAATTAGATGCTCCATTGCCTGCAGAACCATTTGTAGTGATGTAAGAGGCATTAATTTGATTATTATTGTTTAATTTTTTGCCAAAAATGCCATCACCAAAGAAAATTTCATATTTTTCATCAGAAATTTCTTGAATTAAAAAGATTTGTGACTCTGAATTAATTCCAACAATATTGTCAATATAATTATACTGCTCTGTAGTGGTATCTTGAGCAGTATTTTTGACATTTATCCTAATTGTTGAAGTGTCAATGTAAGGATTTGGTAAAATATACTTTTGATTTGGTTGTGAAGTATTTACTGTGAAAGTTTTTGTGAGATATGTTCCTTCATAAATGTCAATTTCTGAGAAAATTGCTTCACTATTTTCTACCCCAACAGTAATATCTTCTGGAATTGAAAAAATATAACTCGTATTGTCCAATGACCCTGTACAAACTATACCTGCTTTGAGGGTAACTGTTTTGACCGAAGTGTTAATATTGTTTACTATAAAGGAAATGTTTGCTTTTGCTGCTCTTCGTGACAATGGAACAAACCCTATGTTCCTTGCAAGAGAGACTACATTCTCTCTAAGGGTTGCACTGTCAAGGAATGCCTCATTTGCCACCATATTGGTGTTGTAGGCAGTCAGATAAGTGTTATAGGCAAGTACATCAATCAGAATAGAAAAGTTAGAACCTTCAAAATCAAAGTCAGTAAAGGTTGAATTTGACCTTAAGTAATCTTTAATGGAGGTTCTAATCTGATCGAAATCCAGATTAGTGAAATCTGTAAAAGCCATTAGTACCTAGTTGGTTGTAATATGAAGTTAATTGCCTGCGTTGGAAGAGGAAGTCCAACAATATCATAAACAATTGTAATATCTAACTCATTATCTTCTGGAAAAATTCCAACATCTACACGTCTGACTGTAACTCTTGGTTCAAAGTTAGAAAGAAGTGTTCTAATTTCTTCTTGAATTGGGTCTACAAGTCCACTATCTGCAAGTTCAAAGAAGTAATTTTCTACATTAGACCCTAACAGTGAGTTAAAAAACCTTTCACCTATTCTTGTTCTAACTAAATTAACAACAGAACGCTTAATTGCATCTTCATTTGTTAATGTTCCGATGTCATTTGTTACAGGGTGCCTTAAGAAAGACAAGCTGATATCTTTAAATCCTCTTGAAATATTCTCTAAAGGCACCTGCAACTACGTAATAAGATACTTTTATTTATTGAGGTTTCCCATAGGTTGGTTCAGTTCCATATTCCCAATCATCATAGTCTTCATCATTACGAATTGTTTCATGAATTTCTGCTTGTTCCTTTAAAAAATGCTTATTTCTTGGAACATCATCATGCATAATTTCTTGAATTGTTCTTTTATCAAATTTTGTATCATAATCAGTGACTAAATTTGTAGTCCCCCACATTTGATACATGTAATTTTTGTCTCTATCTACAGGTAAGTTTGCCATTGTGCTCCTAATTCGAGTGAATTAGAACTTTTTAAGGGGTTGCCATCCCTATTTCGTACATAAAATCATCAGAAGTTTCAATTTTTCTTTTATTTTCAACTGAATATTCAGTCAAATCTATTTCATAACCAGGATTTTTTGTAATTCTGTTGCGAATCCAGGCATCATCATACCACAAAATCTTATTATTTGGGTATGCATAGTAATTTCCATTGTCCATTTTGAAAAAATGTGCACATTTATGCTCTGGAGTCTCACTGAAATTGGTATTCAAGGTTGATTTTGATTCCCAAGACCAATCTAGGGTAAACAAATAGACCCCTCCATTCTTTTCGCCCTTGTAATTAATCAATTCTGCACGCAATCCAGCAAGTCTAGACCTTACTTGAACATCAATATAAGGCGAAAAGCAATCCCACCACATACACTCCTCTAATTTTGGCACTGGAGCATCAGGTTTCCAGCAAAATGCATGAATTGGTCTTCTAGTCCAGTTAACGCCATTCTCTAAAAATGCTTCAAAGAGGGGCACATGCTTCTCCAAAGATGCCACTGAGTGAACATCACATAATGTTACCTCACCATGCCCTTCCTTATGATTGTAGAGAAACTCATTTCTTATATAACAGGTAAACGTAGGAAGATTATGATTTAGATATGACATAAACACCTAATAAAAAAGCAGGAGTTTCCTCCTGCTCTATCTATATCAATTACCTTGACCCCTATAACGCTTCTTCCTACCATTCCTTGATGTGGCAGAGAGTTTGGTATTTTGAGAACAACCCTGACGAGTCTTCTTAGGTTTTGACTCAATAACAACTTTATTAGTCAGTGAAGGACGCTTTGCCATAATTAATTTTCCTCTAGATCACCTACACATTCTACCACAAGATCCTCTGGATTGGGAACCCCTGTCTCATAAAACTGTTGAGACAGGTCTTCCATAATTTCCCACAACTCTTCTTGAGAGAGATACTGGTACAGCACCCTCCCATCACAAAGAATTCTAAATGATTCTTGTTTTTTCATGACCTACACGAATCTGTGGATTGCACCAGATTTCAAAACCTGCCTTCTTTGCCTCTAAGCAGAAGGAAACATCCTCACCACACATATCCTGAACATCGCCAGACTCAAAGACCTGCATCTGAGGGGCAAACCAAGGGTACTTCATGTCTGGGTGCTCAAATACACCATGCTTAACCAGAACCCAACCAAAGCCTGTGTAATCCACAGTGAATGGTTTCTTTCTGTTGGAAATGGTGTCTACCATCTCATGGTTCATGACGCCACCATTCTTGGCAAAGTCTTCTTCTTCTAACCAATGTGCAACTGAGGTAGTTCTGCCATCCTCTGTGGCATACCATCCTGCAGCAATATCCTTGTCCATCTGAACCAATGCCCAGAATGCATCAGTGTTAAAAACAATATCAGAATCAATCCACAACTGGTAGTCGTATTGAAGTTTACCCTGCCAAGGTAATTGATCAGGTCCTGCAAGAACATTAGCACCAAGAACTTTACAACGTGCAAAGTTTACCATTGATGAATAATCTTGTGAAATCTGAATACTTGCCCCTGCCTGTACTAAATCAAAGCACAGTTGCACGAAGTTCTTCAGGAAAATATATGATACGCCCCGACCTGGAAGACAGAATACAATAGTCTTACCCCTAATCTTTTCTAAACACTCTTCTCTATTAAACAGGGGTTGTTGTTCTTCTGAAGGTGCTTTTGCTTTTACAGTAAATCCTTTTGCCATAAAATTATCAAATGTTATGATGATACGTATCAACTCAATGATACTGCATTATTTATTATTAGTCAAATACTGCAGTTACACTGATAATCTTTGCCTTTGGATTTCGTGCCTGGGCAGTTTCCTTTGCATCTTTATAATCTCTTGCATAGACTTCCTCATAGAAGATCTTACCTGCCACATACAATTGTACTTTACACTTCATTTTTAATTCTCCAATAATTCTATTTTCTGTCCCCACACCCATCTTGTTTCTCCTGTAGGATTTGGATGTAATTCATAATATTCATCTTCACCTAATTTTCTATAAGCATAATGGGTTCCATCCTCGCGTTCACAAATATACTCACACTTATGGGGAGAGTATAAACGGGCCTCAATGATCTTATCGCTTCTTTTTAGCATCATATTCAATTACAATTTTCCTGTGTTTTGTATACTTATCGCTGCAAACTAAGTATGTCAGTTTGCCACCTAAAAGTTTTGTAACATTCTCCAATTGATCCTTTGCCAATAATTCATTAATTTCCATTGTGATACCTCTTACATTGTATTTCATAGTTTGGGAAATGGTGCGTCCTAAGAGCATTGTATACAATAAATGCATTAGTTATGAAAATACACAGAAACATAACCAAACGAACTATAGCAACTTGGTCTGCTTCTTTGTCTGTACTTCCACTCTTTTCCCCCAAGGACTTTGCCACAATCCTCCACAGGGGCTTCTTATTCTTTTTCATTGTCAATTACTATAAGAAACTCTTCTACCTGAAAATCAGTTGAAACACCTGCACTAATCATCTGGGATATACCTGTGAGTGTTTTCTGGCATTCTGATAAGGTGCCCTCACAAAACACCCTGTCTCTTGCAATCAACCTATATGTCATTTTTTATACTGGGAAAATTTTTTTATATAATGGGTTCCAATAATACTTAGAGTGGCACACAGGCAAAGCACAATATACTCTAATTCCTCAAAAAAGTCTAGGAAATTTTTTACCTGGGGAAAATTTTTTTTATTCATCTTGATATCGCTCTCGCTGTTTGTCACCTCTGTAGGTTAGGGTAGTTGTGGTTTTTCGCATTACACCCCCCCACCAACCCTCAAGGGCACAAATACCTGCCAATTCACTATAACACACATCACAAATACTGTCAAGTTACATACACTGTCATTCTCACACATTCTCACAGTTAGTTATACCCTGTGGAAAAATAGTTTTCCACAATTCTTATAGTTTTCCACAGGTTTTTCCACAGGTTTCACTATAGTTTTCCACAGGCAAATTGCACTGTTATTTGTATAACTGTAGTGGTGCACTGTGTTCTCACTGATTATCACTTAAGACCTGTGGAAAACTATCACTGTCAAGGGGTCATGTGCCAGTCCTAGGAGTAACTGGGGGTCCTTGACTTTTCAGAGAGTTTGTGATACAATGGGGGCCAAGATCACAACAACTCTAGACATTTACAGACATTCACTGAATATAACACAATTAACACACTTTATCCACAACTTAACACAAACCTGTGGAAAACTCAACTACATTTATTTAC